GCTCGAACGCGGAGTTCGTGATCATGGTCCCCGCGGAGTCGCGGAACACCGGGACGCTCGTCGTGCCGCCGGCCCGCTCCCAGAAGTCCGCCGGCCGGCCGTTGGCCTGGACTTTCTTCTCCGGTGTCGGGACGTAGTAGCGGATTGTGAGGGCCCACCGCATCCCGTCGTCGGTCTCGGGGCTGCAATCGAACTCCATGGCCTTCAAGGCCGCGAACGCCGGGTGGGGTGAGCCGAACGTGATGCCCATCGTCGCGGTCACGCCGGCGATGATCTCGGCCTCCGTCGTCAGGGGTGAGTCGACGCGGATCGTCCACCGGCGCGTAGCCGTCCACGGCTCGCCGTACTTGCCCTGCACGCCGGTGCCGCGGAGGACTCGATCGTAGGACACCCAGGCCATAGGTCACTCCAGAGCGAACGGGTAGTCGGCTTCCTGGCCCTCGACGGCCGTCGCGATCCGCTCGAGCACGCCGAGCTGTCGCTCCTGCACGTCGCCGCCCGTGCCACGCATCAGGCGGAACATTTCCGCGACGCCTTCGGAAGACCGCGAGTCGATGCCCTTCAGAGCCTGCGGCTCGACGGCGGCCGCGACGGACTCGGTGATCTTCTGGGCCGCCCCGGACCCCGCCTGCGACACGCTCGCGGCCGAGGCGTTCGCCTTGGCGACCGCGGCGTCCAGGGCGGTCGTGAGCGGCCCGGCGATCGCCTGGCCTACTGGCGTGGTCTCGGCCGCGAAGGCGTTCGTCATCGCCTGCCCGGCGGCCGCGAAGTTTGCCCGGGCGGCGTCGGCGTACTGGCGGGCCCCCTCGGCCGCCGAGCTCGAGAAGTACCCCGCGGCGGTGAGGATGATCGCCCCGACGCTGTTCCCCACCGCCTCGAAGAACTTGAACACGCCGTGTAGGAAGTTGCCGACACGCTGGGCGAAGTCCATGACCGCGCCCCACTGCTCGCCGATCGTCGACAGGTAGGAGAACACGCTCCCGAAGTTGGTGATCAGGTAGTCCCCGATCCCGGCGAGGAACCGCGCCCCGGCGAGGATCCCGTCGCCGATCGCCTGGCCGATGTTGGCCCCGCCCATGGAGCCGACGAAGTTGGTGAACGTGTCCGCGACCGCCTGAACCGCCGGGGCCAGATACGCGACGACCTGGGTGACGATCCCCTCGATCGCCTTCCCCGCGAGCGTGAACGCGTCGTTCATCGCCTCCACGTCCTGGCCCTGGGCGGTCGTGAGGGCGAGACCGAACCGGTCGGCCTGTTCGACCGCCTGGGCGATGCCCTCGGCCCCGCCCGAGAAGAGCGGGAGCAGCTCGGCCCCGGCCCGGCCGAACAGGGCGACCGCGGCCGCGGACCGCTCGGCCTCCGACGGCAGGGCCGAGATCGCCTGGGCGATCGCCTGGAACCGTTCGGCACTCGACATGCCGCCGAGCTCCTCGAGGGAAAGGCCGAGGCTACCGAACGCGGCCGCGGCCGTGGCCGAGCCGTTCGTCGCGCGGACGAAGGCGACGTCGGCCTTCGTGGCGGCCGTGGCGATCGTCTCCATCCCGACGCCGGCCAGGTCGCCGGCGAGGGACAGGCCGGCGAACTCGCCATACGTCATGCCGAGCCGGGCCGCGAGCTTCGACTGACTGTCGATCACGTCGGCCTGGGCCTGGCCCATGGAGATCAGGGACCGGACGTAGCCGGTGGCCGAGCTCGCGATCGAGCCGAAGAGCTGGGCCCCCTGGATCGCGACGAGGGCGCGGATGCCGCCGCCCAGCGACGATACGCTTCCCTCCATCTTCCGCATCGCGGCCGACGCCTGGTTGACGCCGGTCACGAGCCCCGACGAGTTCGCCGTGAAGACCGCGGAGACCTTGCCGATTGCCGCCATCGCTTACTCCTCCGTGTCAGTCCCGGCAGGTCCGCCAACTTCGCCGCGAGCTCCTCGTCCGTGAGGGGCACTTTCGACCGATGCTCGTCGCCTTCCCGGTAGGTGATCAGGAACCGCTCCTCGTCGTGCCGATCCCACTTTCCCGTCAGCCCGGCCCGGATGAGGCTCGTCGTCCTCCCGGCCCGGAGCCAGGGCTGGCCCCACGGCTCGATCAGGTAGAACGCCAGCCACCGGACCATCTGCCTCCGCGGGATCTCCCGCTTCAGCTTTTCGACATCTGCTATTCCCAGTTCGAGGGCGAGCCGGTGGGCGAACAGTTCCCACGGGTTCGCCCTCAGTCTTTTTTTTCGTTCTCCAGGTCGTCCTCGCTCGGCTCTTTCAGGAGGGGCATGCACTGTAGGGCGATCTCGTCGATCACCTTCGGGTTCCCGTCCGCGAGCGCCGCGAGGGCCTCGTCGGTCTGCGGGACGATCCGCTCGCCGAACTGGTCGCACAGCATGATCTGCACGACCTTCGCCGCCATGGGTTTCCCGGTGCCCTGGTTCCGGTTCGCCCAAAGCCGCCACTCGTCGACATCCGCCGACGACGGGTTCCGGATGAAGACCTTCTTCCCGAGAGACCGGACCTCGATCTCGAGCGGCTTCCCGTCGCGGGCCGCCAGGTCGAGCAGTTCTTCGAACGTCAGCGTCACTGTAGGACTCCTGTCAGACGGAACACGGCCTCGCCGGTGGACCACTGCCCGGCTCGGCCGGCGTGTTTCCAGGAGGCGAGGATCGCCTCGCCCGAGACGTAGTCTCCCGGCGCGTCGAACTCGATCAAGGCCTTCTTCCCGCAGTCAAACACGGAGAACGACGGCGGGCCCCAGAACCGGAGCGAGATCGTCGGCGGCTCGATCGACGTGCAGTCGTACTGCTTCAGCACGCGGGCCGCGGAGCCCTGGCCGATCACGGGGCTCGAGACGTGGGTCGCCTCGAAGAGCTGGCCCGCCTGGGCGTCGACATCGAAGTCGGTCAGGTAGCCGATGCCGACGCCGCCGAACAGGACCTGGGTCGGGTAGCCCGACGTGCCATGCGACGAAACTATCCCGGGCATGCGTCACCCCTCTCAGGTGATCGTCAGGCCCGCTGCGGTCACCTCGCCGGCGATCAGCTCCTCGAACGTGGCCGAGCCCTCGACGTAGGCCGCGGTCTTCCGGGACACGCTGGCACTCGTCACGCGGTAGTTGCCGCTGCCGCCGGTGGTGGAGAGCGCGCCCTCGTCACCCTCGACGATCTCGACGGAGTCCGACATGGTCCGGTAGGTGATCGTGAACTTCTTCGGATCGCGGGCCGGCTTGATCGGCGCGAGGGCCATCACGGCCGTGCCGCCGTGGGCGATGTCGAGCGTGGTCATATCGACCCGCTCCCGGGACGGGGCCGACTGCTCGCGACTGATGTCGATGCACTTGTAGGCGTTCGCCTTGAAGGTGAACGTCGTGCCGTGCGAAGTTGCGAACGTCGGGTCGGGCATCGCGGAGCCTCCTGTGATCTGGTGCGGTCGATTTTATGGGCGGGGTCGGGTGCCGAATCTCACTCGTGCCAGCGGACCTCGACGGAGAGCTCGACCGTGTAGGTCGGGGTCTCCCGGCCCTCGAGGTAGTCCGGCTGGCCGTCCCGCTCGTCGAGGACCAGGCAGTGATCGATCGTCGTCCCGTGGGCCGTGCCGCGGAACCGGTCGATCGCCGCGGTGATCTGGTTCGCCAGGGCCCAGGCGGCGACGTAGTCGTCGGCGTAGACCGCCACGAGGAACCGGGCGGTCGGGGGCACCAGGGCCGGGAGCGGCGTGTCGTCGAGGGCGTCGTCGAGCGTCAGCTCGCGGGTCGTGCCCTCGCGGGCGTAGATCACGAAGGGCGGGGCCTGCGTGCCGGTCATGCCGACCGGCCACGCCGTGCAGGACGTGGCGGCCTCGATCGCTTCCTTCAGCCAGACGTGCGGCGTGGGCATGGTGTTCCTACTGTGGGGCGATGCCGGCGGCGGCTCCGCGCTTCGACATGCCCGGGTTCGCCCCCGAGGCGAGCTCGGCCGCGGCCTTCTCCAGGGCCTTTGACATCTCGTCCGCGAGCTTCCCGGCCGCCACCGGCCCGAACTCCCGCATGGTCTTTCCGATCATGTCGTAGGGCTTCACGCCGGATGCCGTGCCGAACTGAAGCCAAATCGCTTTCCGGCTTTCGGGCCCGGCCTTGTAGCCGAGGACGCCGTAGACGAACGCGTCGAACGCGCGGTTTGTCCCGGTCTGCCCGGTCCGCACGGTGACCGATCGTCTCAGGTCGCCGCTTGATCTCTTCTTCTCGCCGGCCTTCCGTCGTCCGCGTCGCGTGTCGAGCGGCGGCGTGTTCTTTCGCAGGATCGGCACGGCCGGCCGCAGCACTCGCCGCATCGCGGCTTTGATGTGCTTCCTCGCGATGTGCCGCGGCAGCGTCCGGAACGCCTGCATCAGCGCGCCGATGTGGGCGTTCGCGTCGTAGGAGTTCGGCTCGAACGACGAGTTCCAGGACAGCGAGATCAGGTCGTTCATGTCCGCTGCTCCTCGACCGTCAGCTCGAGGTCGTCGCCGCCGGGGACCTCGACGACCGCGGAGACGTAGAGGAGCCGGTCGCCGCGGCTCGGCCACCGGAGCCGCATGTCGCCGGCGACATCGTCCCGGTACCGCGTGTAGACCGTCGCCGTGATGCCGCCGCCGACCTGGCCGCGGCGGGCCTGTTCGGAGTAGGTCGTGGCCTCGTAGGAGCCGAGGATCTTCGCGACGGTCTCCCAGGTCTCGACCGTGCCGCCGGCGACGTTCCGCGAGCGGACGGGCCGCTCCAGGATGAACACCTCGCGGTAGCGTCCGGCCGGTCGCATCACCAGCCCCCGTTCCACGACGAGGCCGCGAGCAGGGTCTCGAACGCGTGGGGCAGCTCGCCGCCGCCGTCGGTGTTCAGGACGCCGCGGTTCTCGAACTGGTGGTTGACGTAGGCCAGGATCGCCGAGCGGATCATCGGCTCGATCTGCGAGCCCGGGGCCGCCCCGGCCCAGTAGGTGACGACGACCTTCTCGTTCGTGGCCGTGTCGAGCGTCAGCGTGGCGGGGAACGCGTCCTGGTCGACCTCGTAGTCGGCGGCCGCCAGGGCGACGCCGGCGACCGTCACCGCGATCGGGTAGGTCGCCGAGATCAGCACGGGCGGCGCCGGCAGGTGCAGCACGCTACCACCGGCCTGCCAGGTCGCCCGGTACTGGGTCGCGACGAGCGTCACGGAGAGCCGGCTTTCGACGAGCCGGCGGGCCGCGGCGATCTTGTCGAGAAGGAACCGGTCGAACTCCGTCACGTCCGCGAGCATGCCGCACTGGGCCTTCGCGTCGGTCAGCGAGACCGGCTCGACGGAGGGCCACTGGAGGACGCGGGTCGTGTCGGGCTTCGACATGGGGCACTCCGGA